CGCTTACTTTTCCCTTACCCATCATTTGAGAAAGCGCAAGGAAAACCCCCTCCGTTTCGTGACCTGTTAAACCTAACGCGGTTGTGGCCATTGAAACTTGTTTATACATTCGACGGGTCGCCTCTCCTTGTAACTCCGTTCCCTTCATTGACGCGCTAAAAGATTTAAAACCGCTCGCTCCGCTTTTTAAATCAACCCCTAACTGGTCGGAGGTGTCAATTAAGAACCTCATATTTTTGTCCGCCTCCTCTGTGGTCCCACTTACAAACCTAATTGAGTTCTCTAAGCTTTCCCATTTTCTCGCCTCCGCTGCGGCGTCGCTTGCGTACTCAAAACCTTTCATTGCTACTGTAGCAACCCCAACGGCAGCGGCAACATAACCGCCAGCTTTAGCCAACCCGCCAAACGCGCTTGTTGTTCCCTTGGTAGACCTTTTTAACCCACCCATTGAGCGATCTAAACCGTTAGCGTTCCTGTTGGCTCTACTTAAACCAGGGCTTAGTCTATCATTTAAGCCTATAGTATATTGGACTCTTTCAGCGTTTGCCATAACCGTAAATATATGAAAAAAAGGGCTTAAATAAAGCCCTTTAATCCTTGTTTTTGTATTTCTCGTTTTCCATTCTAATAACCCACTCTAGTTGAGCATAAAGTTTGAAATATTCTTCATCGTCCAAATTGTCTGGGTTTATTTTAAAATGAAAACGTAAAAGCGCATCGATTTGGTAGTTTTCGTTATTGTCAACGTCGAACTCCTTAACTTTTGCGTCGTAAAAATTTACTTTCCTGAAATTGCCAAAGCTATTAGCCAAAGACAAATCCAAGCCCTCTAAAATTTTTACAACTTCGCTACGTTTCCCCCAGTCCTCGGAGTTATTATGTCAATTAATAACTCACTTGCAACCCTTAAAGAATCAAAGTCATTAACTACTGGTGAAATTTCATCCCCTCCAATATGTAAAGACTTTAAAATCATTTCTGCCGCTTGTAGTTCATCTTTTTGCATTATTTTCATTGCAGCCGAATAAGTTACCCGATCAAGCTTTCGCAATAAAAGGTTTGAAAAACCTTCCTCCATTGGAACAGTAAGTTTGTAAACTGTACTGTACTTTTCTTTTAAAGAATCGATTTCCTTTGAAATCTCTTCCTCTGTTTTAAATTCTGCCATATAGAAATATTTGAATAATTAATTATAGCAAATATAAAAAAAGCCCTGCAAAATGCAAGGCTTATATTTTTAGTTAACCATTGAGTTATTAATTATTCCAATCTATGTGGCTAACGGCTAACTCTAACTCAGCGACAACGTTGCTATCCCCTTGGGACGCTCCCCCCATAGATTTTTTAAATCTACAGTTTCGGATTATGTCCGTTACAGGTGTCGAGGCGTCAGGTACATAACTAACAGTAATGTCGAACTCTGGAATATTTTGCAATCTTTTACCAGGAGCCGCGTTAATTAAAGCGTTGTATTCTGCTCTGTCAATCGTGATCGTTGCGGTTGCTTCGATTGGCCCGAACCCTCTCGAAGTTGGGAATCTACCCGCTCCGAAGTTTTCTGTGACTTCTTGGTTGTCCTCGTAACTTATTTCAGTTATTCCAGCAATGGGAGCCCCTCCGATTGCGACAATAATATCTGCGTAAGCGTATGCCTGTCCGTTTACTAATGGTGTTTGGTCTGCTAATGCCATAATATTCTAATTTTATAAGCTTGGAACAAATCCAATGTTAATAGTTATTTCTCTAGCAACTCCAACTGGTACAAGCTTAACAGTAATTTCCAACTTTGAAGTTGAAACTACATTTTGAGCCGCGTTTATAATAACCTCGTAAGCGCTCAACTCTCCGTCAGCTTCCATGCTTGAAAGGGCTTTTTCACCTAAAGCTTTAAAGGTTGCTATTGTGTCGGTTCTTAAAGTTCCATCCGTGTTAACAAATAAAGGGCTTCCTAACTCTGGAACGATAAAGCTGCGTAAATTTCTTTTGGCTTTGTCTATTGTTCTATTATTTTCGATAGTCGAAAGGTCGTTAGTAACTGAAACACAAGTATAGCTGTCGTTGTTATACGTGTTTTCAAAACCTACTTCCTTCACTAAGAATAAATACCCTTTGTTATCGATCGCCTCAACCAACGAGGTTGCTGTAGTGGTGAATAAATCGCCGTTAGCGAATTTAACCGTGTCGAACTCGCTTCCATCTGTAACCATAGGAAACTTTTTATACCAGCTAATTGATTCGTTAACGTTTGCGGCAGAAACCGCCCCTAATTTAGAGCCTAAATCTGTAATTGAATAAGACTTTGCAACGAAAAGAGCCTCACCCCTTGCGTTACCATCTTGACCAATACATACAGAAACGTTTGGAGCAGTTAAAGCGGTTAAATCTGGAAGCGTTGAAAGGTCAGCCGTTCCGGAAATGTCTCCACCATAAAGAATGTTTAACGGTTTGTTTTCTCCCTGCAAAGTTGTAACAACTGCCTGGGCCGCTGTAATGTCTGCCGTATCGAAAACGTCAGAAATGTAGTAAATCCCTACTTGTCTCAACTGGCCTAGTGCTGCATCCTGTAAGGTTTTCACCTCCAAAAAGTCTGGCGCTCCAACTGGTACTGCAAAGTAACCTATCCAAAGCTCCCCGCTTGGTTGCTTTTCAAAAAATTCTCTTATGTGATACCACTCGACACCGTGATCCGTGCTCCCTTCAACAATTCCTAGTGCTTCCGCTTGTGCAAGGCTAAAAACTGTTTTTATTCTATCGGAAGCCCCAAAACCAGATGGAAGGGTATTATTGTAGTAAACAATTCCGCTTTTATGGTCACTAGACGCTAAAGGAGTACCTAGCCCCGCGGTGTTTACATTAAAAATTAACTTATTTAGTCCCATTTTTTACGCGTTTTTTGGGTTTCTTAAATTCAAAAACTTCTAAACCGAATTTTTCGGCGTGTCTCTTTGCGAAACTGTATTCGTAAAATGTTGTACCGTCGGAAGTGGCAAAAACCACTTCCAAACCGGTAAACAATTTTTTACTCTTTACTATGTCTAAAACTTGCGCCTTAGTCATTTTTTTTATTGTTGAATTAGTGCGTAAACTCCTTTTTCGTCATTTCTTCCGAAAGAACCTCCAGCACGAACCGCAGCGTTGAAAATCGATCCTAAATACTCTGGCTTATCAAAGTCAGAATAAACTTTTACGTTACCTTCTCCACGTCTAACGTAAGAATCTGCCCAAGCTAAAATTGCTAGGTTGTCAGTCGCAGCGGTAGCCGCTCCGATTGTTTTCTTTACGTTTGAAGCATCGAAATAAACAGATTGCGAACGCTTGAAAACTTTCATTCCGAAAATTTCACCAACTTGTCCAGAATTTACTGGCTTGTTAGATACGTAGTCGAAATTGATAAAAGAATCGATTTGTAAAAGTTGTAAATACAAACTTGCATCAACCAAAATATTTCTTTCATCTGTTGCAACGTCGTCCTTGTCGAATCTAATAGCTAGAGAAGCCATGTCGTCCCTAGTGATTGCGTTTCTTGTTCCTGTTGCCCCAGGCGCTAAAGCGTTCCCTGTAGCTGTTCCAGTAGTAAAGATTTTTTGACTTGCTGCAGTTGGAGCCCAACCGTATGCGATTTCGTCCGCAATTCTAGTATTTAAAGCTTTCGCGTGATCCTTAATAATGTCCGCTCTCTTGTTGTAATTAGTTACAATTTCGTTAACGTCCTCAATATGAATAGGCTCTGTAGCGTATAACTTAACGTCATACTCTAAAACGTCGTCAGTTCTTTGTGAAATAGTTAACGGGAATGAAGAAGGGTCAACTTGGATAGTTGGAGTTGATCCAGCTTGAGGAACTTGTACGGTTCTAGCTTTCACGTCAATTCCTCCGTCTAATTTAGACTGCTTGTAGAACATATTTTCAGGGAATAGATTTTCCTGAATTTCTTTACCAAACAGTTTTACAATTTGTTCTGCCATTTTGCAAAATTTTTATAATTAATAATTTGTTTTTTTATTTAACGTACTCGTTTAAAAGTTTTTCAAACCTAGCTGGGTGAGAATTTCTCAACTCCGCTAAACCTTCCGGATCATTTTCTGACCAGTTTTGGAAATCCCAGTTTTTTCTTTCGTCTCCTTGATCGTCTAATGGTAAAACAGGCGAATTAACCACTTCATTGATACCTTCAAGTAAAGATTTAGTACCTTTGAAATCGTTTGTTGCTGCGGAAATCCAAGCCTCTTTAGAGTCCTCTTTAATTTTTCCTAACTTGATAGAATTTTCAACTAATTCTTTTGCGTTTAATGCTAAAGACTCGTTTAATTCATTTTTAAGTTCTGAAATTTCAGCTTCTTTTGTACTCAAACCATTTGTTAATTCTGTGATTTGATTATTTAAAGTTTCTAAAGAATTTTTTAACTCATTATTTGAGTTTTCCAATTCATCAACTTTCGAAGCTTTTTCATTTAAACCTTTTACGGCTTCTAAAATAACCCCTTCTTTGGCTTCATTTTCTAGCCCTAATAAAGTGTTTAACTCCTTCATTTGTATTAATGTTTGTGATTTATTTTCAATAAATTGGTTGGCCATTTCAAAAAGTTCTTCAACGCTGTTTGAAACATCTAAAGAAGGTCTCAACCCCCTAGTTGTCTCCACTTCATCGAAAAACCCGTACTGCATTGCCTCAACCGCTGTGAATACGTTTTCCTTACTTAAAAGCTCCTCTGCTTTTTCTGGACTAATGTCCGACTTGCTCATTAAAATAGTTTTTAGACTATTTTTCATAATTTCAAGCATGCCCTTCTCGGAAGTTTTACCATTTGGAGACTGTGGTCCGTGTGTGTGTAATATTCCAAAATCTTTAATAACTCGCTTGTCTCCCGCTTGGCTTATTATTCCCGCCATGCTTGCAGCTATTCCAACAACTCTTGTTGTTGTGAAAATAGGGCTGTCTTTTATAGCCGAAAAAATACTAAACCCCTCTTTAATGTTTCCACCAATGCTGTTAATATCAATAACAACCTCCTCGACTCCCATTTCCGCCAAGTATTCTAACTCTTTAGCGAATTCGTCGCCGTTTATACCTTTTACTGGGTCTTTATCAATGGGTTTTCTAATGCTCATTTTAGCAGTTTTTAAACCCTCTTGAAACGTGTTTATATAGTCGAATTTTTTCAACATTACGACTAAAGTATTTAAAATAAATAGATTTTTTAATAGTTTTTTAATATACTTGTCCCAAGTTGGGACAACTTTTTTAATTATGGCGATAAAAATTTTCTTAAAAGTAGGTATTTCAGGGACTAGAAAACTCTTGTTTCAAAGACTTGTAAAAAAAAGGGCGATAACTAACGCCGCCCTTTTACGTGAAATCATTGATTTTTATTTCGAAAACAACCCTGAAATTAAGTAATATCTAAAAACTTCTCCTTGTAGTCATATGCTAACCCTTGGTTTGTATTGCAGATTTTAACATCTATGTCGACTTTTAAAAAAGTAGGCCAACTTGTAGTCAAACCGCCAGGGGGGTAAATTATTAAATTGCCCGTTGTATCTATAAAAGCTGCAATGTTTCCAGCTGCAAAAGTGTTATCAATATACTGGGCGGAAATCATTACGGACTCCGAACCGTTACCCCATTGGTTAAAATCTACAAACCTGCAGCAAGTTAAAATCGTGGTTGTCCCTGGGTCGTTTATTATAATAGAGCCGTGTATCTCCGTCATGCCCTCAACTGTCGTTCTACTTCCTAAATATGGCCTATTTGGGTTTAACGTAACGTTTGGATCTAAATTTATGACTCCCGTAAAAGCTTTCCTTGTTAAATTAACCCCGAAATCTATACACCCCAAAGCGGACTGCGTGCTGAAAAACTTTTCACCAGCTCCGTTGGAGTTGTTCCCGATTTCTAAAACTACAACTTGATCTGTTGCCGTTATACCCGTACCTGCTGGCATTTCTGGACCGTTAACTCCGTATTTTCCAACCTCTGTAACTAATTGAGGAGACTCTAAAAACTGTTTTGTTCCTCCGTCGTCAAACACTCGTGTAGTGAATGTGCTTGCACCTTTGTATAAATAAAGCAGGGTCGAAAAAGAACCTCCTATTGCTGTGATAGTTCCCCCAGGATAGTAAAGTAATTCCCCTCCGCTGTAAATATACCCCTCGCTTACAACTGGCAAAGCTGGATTTGTGTTATCGTATTCCAAAC